GCGCCCAGGCCGTGCCGTGCTGAAGCGATACACGCCGCCCGAGGGCGTGAAGCGCGGCCGCCGCAAGAAGGGCGAGGCCCCAAAGTCCACCGGCGCTCTAAAGGGGGCTGTCACCGTCCGCACGAAGGCGACGAAGGACGCCGTGTTCGGCGTGCTCGGCTACAAGGCAGGAGCCCAGAGCCGAAAAGCGATTTGGATGGAGTTTGGCACGAACAAAGGCATCGAGCCACGCCGGATGGTAGAGCGGGCCATGCAAGAGTTCGGTCCTCAGGCCGCATCGACGCTGGCCCAGAACATGGCGATCGCCTTTGAGAACGCCTTGAACGACAGGATCCCCGCCGGCAAAGGAAAGTTTAGAGGCTGACATGCCCATCCCAGAAAAATGGATCAAAGGCGCAATCGAGGACGCCGTCGAGAATTGCCTCGCCTGGCCGGTCGCGATGACCGGCACGGGCGAGCCTCCCTATGTCGTCTATGTCCGCGAGAACACGACCCGCGAGCTGGTCCTGGCCGACACACTCGACGCTACACCGGAGCCGAATCAGCTCCCGCCGGTCTCGACGTTCCGCCTTGACATCTACGCCGACTCGCACGTTCAGGCCTGGGAGATCGCGGAGGCGATCGGGCAGGCACTGAACCGGTTCAAGGGGACGGCCGACGGCCTGACAATCGAGTCCTGTCTTCTGGCTGACGAGCGGGACGGCGACGCCGTCCGCCTCGAGGGACGCGAAGACCCGACCTACATCGTCGAGCAGACCTACACGATCTCCTGGCAGGAGTGAGCCATGCCACTCTCTACGGTTCCAAGCGGCGGCCCTGGCCTCCCGGCCGGCGCGACTCAGGTCTCGGTGAAGTCGCTCCTCCCTGGCGCGACCACGCAGAAGGAGGACGTGACCACGCTCGGGGACACCGAGCGCGTCTATGCCGATCCGCCGCTCCTCGAGGTAGAAGCGGGCGGCGCGACCGCCTCATGCACGGCCTCGGGATTCCTCGAAGGCTCGGCTCCGGCAGTCAGCCCTGCCAACGTCACGTCCGGCTGGATCTGCGAGGAGTCCGAGGTGACTTACGAGGTCGGCAAATATGCGACCTGGTCTGGCAGTTGGTCCTACTATCCGCCGCCGCCGACGACTTGATCACATAGGGAGCCTACAGGATGCCAACTTCATCGCAAGGAAATTCACTGATCGCGGGCGCGACAAAGATCTCGATCAAGGGATCTCGCTCGTCCAGTGCTGGAGACAACAAGCTCGACTCGTCGACGCTCGCCCTGGCGCACGGAGCCTACCGGACCTACGAGGACGGCCTGCTCGACCTTGGGGCTTCAGGTGATGCCGACGGGATCGTCTACACGGCAACAGCCAACGGATTCGGGACTCCTCCAGGTGCCGGGGCCACGCTGTCCTACGGCGGCAAGACGCTGTACTGCACCGAGTCCTCCGAGGACGCCAGCGTCGGCGAGCTGATGGGCTGGTCGGCCAGCTACACGTCGGACTACACGCCGCCCGAGAGCCCGTAACGGCATGCGGCCACACTTCCGAGGGCCACCATGCCGACTCCCACATCACAAGGCGCGTTCGTGTCGATCGGAGGGTCGCCGATCGGCCGCCTGACCGGCTTTCGGGTCTCTCCTGGGACCGCCCAGTTTGAGGACGTGACCAGCGTCGGGAGCGACGTGATCGGCAGCGGCTGGGACGCCAGGGTTCTCCGAGAGATCGCCTGTACGGGGATTGAACCAGGCACGGTCGAGGTCAACCTATTCGGGTGCCCGCCATTCGTGAATTTCGACATCGGGGTCGCGGGTCCCGTCGTCATCTCGTTTGACGGCGGCGGATTTGAGTTTCAGGCCCACCTGGAGACGTTCGAGGTCACTGGAAGCGTCGGCCAGTTCCTGACTGGATCGGCCCGTTTCAGGATCGCCGGCCAGGTCGACAACGACTGAGGAACCCATGAGCATCGCATCGGAAGTATTCGGCGAGTGGAAGCCCGAGCTGGTCGAGGTCACGCCCCCTGGCTGCGACAAGCCAGTGAAGCTCCGCTATCCCACCTACGGCGAGTGGCACAAGCTCGCCGTGGCTCACCAGCAACTCGCCGGCAAGGCCCCCGACGCCACGCTGATCATCGACACGATCGCGGCCTGTATCGCCGACGACTCCGGGAAGCGGAAGCTCTCGCCGGAAAAGGCCCGCGGCCTGCTCGACGCGAGCCCGCGGGCCGTGATGTGGCTCTACAAACAGTGCTGGGAGTCCGTGCTCAAGAGCGACGACGAGACCGTAGCGGAGATGGAAAAAAACTCCGCAGCCGGGCAGGAATGATCGAACGGTTCCTGTACCGGCTGGCTGCACATCATCGAATCTGGAACGTCGAGGAGTGGAAGTATGAGATAAGCCTCCGCCAGCTCCTGCTGTGGGTCGCGGCCTACAAGGTCGAGCCCTTCGGCGAGGACTGGCTGCGGACGGCACGGGCGACCGTGACGATCCTCCGGGGGCTGGGCTGCAAGGTGGACGAAGACTTCGAGCAGAAGTTCCTGCCGGGATATGACCCGAATCGAGTGATGACGCCAGACGAGATCGAGGCCGAGATGCAAAAGCTGACCATGTTCAAGAGGCGAAGCTAATGGCCGCCATCGGCAAGGTATCGGCTGTCTTTACGGCCTCCACGAGCGGGCTCACGACCGGCGTCAACCGGGCGTCGTCGTCGTTCAAGCAGCTCGAGACATCGACCAAGTCGCTCCAGTCCGGCATGCGGTCGCTCGTGGCGATCCAGGCCACGCAGTTCTTCGCCGGGATCGCCAGCTCCGCCGCCGGCTACGTGTCGAGCCTCGTGCGGATGGGGGCCGCCCAGGCGGAGGTAGTGGACTCGACGAGCAAGCTCGCCGCCCGGCTCGGCATGACATACGCGGAAATGGCTGGCCTGTCTCTGGCCGGCAACCTGGCCGGCGTGTCGCTCGAGCAGATCGGGGCCGCCGCCACGAAGGCGGACGTGGCCTTCGTGCGGGCCGGCCAGGGATCGAAGAAGGCGATCGAGGCCTTCGCGGGGATTGGCTTGACGGTGGACCAGCTCAACGGGTTGAGTGCCGCCGATCGCTTCGACGCAATTGCCTCCGCAATCGCGGCCCTGCCGACCGAGGCCGAACGGGCCGCCGCCGCCGTCCAGATCTTCGGCCGTGCCGGTGCCGAGCTGATGCCGCTATTCAACGGCGGGGCCGGGGCGATCGCCGAGGCCCGGGAGGAGGCGGAGCGGTTCGGACTGGCACTGACGAACGCCCAAGGCCAGGACATCGAGGCCATGAACGACGCGTTCACGCGTGCCCAGCAGGCCGTGGCGGGCGTCGTCCAGCAAGTCGTGGCCTACCTGGCCCCGGCCGTGCAGGCCGTGACGACGGCCTTCTCCGACCTGATCGGCTCGATCGGGGGCGCGAACATCGGCCAGGCGATCGGCGACGGCATCCTCCAGGGCGCGAGGTTCCTGGCCCAGATCGGCGACTTCCTGATCCAGAACTTCGGCGGCGCGTTCTCCTACCTGTCCCAGGTTGGGCAGCAGTGGGGCGGCGTGGTCGACCTGATGAACAGGGCGGCGGCGTTCCTGTCGGGCGTGTTCAATGCCGCCCAGGCCGGGCTGGGGATGCTGATCCTGGGCCTGACCGGCCCGATCGAGACGCTCGCCACGATCGCCCAGGAGATCGGCGGCTACCTTGGTTTCGACACGTCGACGCTCGACGCGATCGTCGCCGGTGCCCAGGCCTTTAACGACGAGATCTCGAACGGGATCACGCAAAACCTGACGGACGCACAAAAGGGATTCGCCCAAGCGTTCGCGGCCAGCGGTGCCCCGGTCGGCCAGGCGATCGCCGGCCCGGTCACGACCGCCTTCGACGCCGCAGTCGCGAAGGCGAAGGCGTCCGCCGCCGAGGTAGACAAGGCAACGGCGACGCCGGTCCAGGTTCAGCAAACCGTCGAGATCGCGTCGATCAACGAAGCTCTGAAGGGCATCGACTCGCGCTCGACAGAAGGCGTGGCCGAGATGTTCCGGCTGATGCGGGGCCAGGGGGCCGACGTGCAGCAACAGCAACTCAGCGTCCTCGAGCAGATCGCCGAGAACACGGCGGCCGGCGAGGAAGTCCTCGTCGCTGAGTTCTAGGAGACACCGATGGCGATTCTCGGCTGGCGACGCGTGGTGGAAGGGACCGGCTTCTCCGGCAAGGTCGGCGAGCCGCTGCGCTATGACGAGGCATGGCTCATCCGCTGCTCGTCGCCGCTCGACTCGAAGCAAGCGATCACCAGGGCCGTCCCGGTCGGCTGGTACGCGGCCCACTGGGAGAACCCGGCCTGTAAGGCGATGGAGTTCAAGCTCTCGCCGAAAAACCAGGACGGCCTGCTGTGGCGGCTCGACGTGGCGTTCTACCCGCCGCCGCCGAATCGGAAGATCAAGGAAGAAACCGGCGTCCCCGAGGACTTCTGGGAGCGATCCGGCGGCACGTCGACCGTGCCGGTGTTCGAGGACTACTACGGCGACATGATCGTAAACGCCGCCGGCGACCCGATCGAAGGCCTCCAGAAGGAACGCGAGGAGAAGGGCTGGACGCTGACGAAGTACTACACGGACGACACCTGGAAGGAAGACGCGGAGCTGTACGCTGGCAGCGTGAACAGCGACTCCTGGGACGGCGGCGACCCGCAGACGTGGAAGTGTGGACTCCGGTCGGCGAAGCGGCGGGAGATCCAGAACGTGGCCCGCGGCCGCAC